ATTGCGCAATTTCTTCCATCTTATTATCTCTTAAGTTTATTGAAGTTCCTTTAGCAAGAGGCGAAGTTCTTGAAAGGGGTTTAGTTGTTTGCTCATCTAAGAACATTTGTACAGAAGGAATTATTTTATCAATAAGTCCTAAAGATAGGGATTCCTCTGCTAGAAAGGTTTTACCTTCCCAAGATATAATGTTGTCTATAGACACTTGTGGGCGGTACTTATTAACAGTGGAATTAAAGATTGCATCAAACTCGCTAAGGCGGGTTGTTATTGATGCTAATGTTTCTGGAGTTATAGCTTCATGGGAATTACCAAGAGCTTTCTTATCTTTACTTCGTAGAATTGTATATTGGTAGCCACGGGTTTTATCAGCTTCAACTTGTGAAACTAACGAAGTTATAACAGCTATACTACCAAGTTCAGAAGAACTCGTTGCATAGACTTCTGAACAAGAAGAAGCTAGTGCATAAGCGGCTGAGCAAGCCATGCCATCTACAAGTGCAACTGTCTTTACACCTTTAGAAGCTAAAGAAGCTATATAGTCAGAGGTTGCAAATAATCCTGTAACTTCACCACCGCCAGAATCGATATTGAAAAAGATTTCTTTAGCCCCAGAGTCTACGAAAGATTTAGTCTGATTAACAATACTTTCATAAGAGGTACTACCTGAACCACCAAAGAAACCATTTTTAGCTACAAGTGAACCAGATACTTCAACAATAGCTAGACCGTTATTACTAAGTTTTGGCTTATCAACAGCTTCAAAAAGATTCAAAGACTCTCCAGCAAGTAAACGCAAGGTTACTTCGGAAGTTATAACCTCCAACTTTTGTTGACTTATAGCTAACGGAACTCCAGCAAGTCTTTTCTCTATCAATCTACTATGGTTGGTCATTTGATAAATTCCTTGTTATTTTTAGTCACTTTACACCTAAAAGAATAAAGTGTCAATATTATTTTGAAGTAGTAGCTGAATTTGCTTGGGTATTCTTCAAGGTAGTCATTGAAGGGTTAGCAGCAGCATTAGTATATTCGATATTAAGTTCTTTAGCAAATAGGTCACGGTTTTCTTTATCAGCTAGGATGTCATCAGGGGTTAATCCACGCTCCGCTAAGACAGAAGTTATGGTTGTCATACCATTTTGAAGTTCTAATAGGTCGGCTTGCGCATCCTTAAGTTCATCAACGCCACGCCATCTTGGTAACTGGAAGTAAGGAACTGCATTGCTAACTTTCTTATTATAAAGAATTGCAAAGTCTTTAAACTTATCGGCAATAACTTGTTCACGACAGGGGATTAATAAGTAGTTGTATAAGTATTCTATACGATTGCGAGACTGAATAAGCAAGCCTAGCAAAGCAGAGTAGTTCATCTTACCTGTATCTTGTGTAAGCTCATGGTACATAATATCAGAGATAGCCGCAATCTTCCTTACTTCCATCTCAACAAGAACTTGGAGGTTTCCTCCAATATCACCACCTTGAAACCATTTAACCGACTCACCAGTTCCAGCATATTGAACTGAACTAGCTTTAGTGTTGAAGATTGTTTTCTTCTGTCCATCAATGTTAGCTTGTCCAATCGAAGTAGCTATAGCTGTATTAAGTGGGGTCTGGTTCATAATACTACCAGTCTTCTCAACTATAATACTAATAGCTTGTGCAGCTTGTTGTTTACTAACAGTTGAAGCTACAAGGTCGTCAAGTGCATACAGGTCAAGTAAAACTGCTGTCAGCTTAGGTATTCCAATCCACTGCCCTACAAACTCTCTTTCAAAAGTATGGACAATTTCACTAGCTGGAACAGTTACAAAGTTATACTGAGTGAAACCCTGTTTCATTTGTATCTGTGCTTCAAGATTATTACGATAGAACAAATAGTTTAAAGGAGTTCCATTAATGTCAAACTCAATACCATGTTTGTAAGCAGTATTAACTAAAGGTTGTACTGGTATAGCTTCTAAAGCTTGTTGACTTGCCATAATTGGCTGTAACTTCAAAGGTACTTTAGCTTTATTACCAGAACGAACAACCAAGAAGCGCACAAAACTAGCTCCATCAATATACAAAGCACCGTTAGATTCACCTTGAAACGTGGCATAGTTACCTCTCCCGTCTATTGTTGGCTTACTAGCAAACTCCTCCCAAAGGTCTTGCATAAGTTTATGTTCTTTACCCTTACGGTCTTTCCAGATAACTTTTGAGCAACCAAGCTTGGTTTTGAAAGTGTTAAGTGCAATCCTTCCATAACCATTGTTACGAATAACGTCTTGGTTTCTTCGTTGTAGGAAACGGATTTCTCTAGCTGCAAGAGTATCAGGTTCACCAGACTTAAGACCTCGCAAGCCATTCTTATAGTCAGTAACAGAACCTTGGTAAGCCTTTTGCAAGTAAAGGTCATTTATTGGTATTTCATATAAGTCTTTATCTTCTTCCATTATCTTATCTTCTAGTGAACATAGGAACGGTTTTACCTACTGAGAATGTAGGGGCAGTTACTTCTACTGTAGATAGTTCTTCGTACAGGGAAGTTCGCATTGAGTAAAGGGATTCTAATGAAAGTTCCTGCCAACGATAGGTTCTTGCAAAATCCCCACTACCAACCCGTAACTCTAGTAACTTGTTACCAGTAAGTAAGGCAGTTATAGCTGCATTAACATTAGTAATATCTGTTTGTATTTCAATGATTGTTCTAGCCATTATAACCACTCCTTTACTTGTTCATCTTTAACAAGTTTAATTAGTCTTGCACAACGATTAGGTGTTTGTTTATACCATAAAGAACGTTGAATCCCTTTAACTACGTCATTAGGTCTATCTTCTTTTATAGCTTTTAAAGTATTTTCAAAAGAAAGGGGATTTTTTAATTGGAAAAACATATTAATTAGTAATATTTTATATTTCTCTTTTAAACTTTCAAAATAAGGTATGTTTCTTGCTATCTTAATCATTACATTCTGTAAGTCATAGGAAAAAAGTTTAGCACACTCTTCTTCTGTTATCTTGCTACCTTTCTTAAGTTCTCTTCCTAGGATAGATAATGCCTTATCACTATCTAAGTTATGCCCTATACCAACAGTTAAGTAGCCTTCGGTATCTATGTAAGCTGTTAATTTCTTACCTTCTTCAAATTGAAGTATCTTTTCTAAGTTATACATCTTAGTTTCCTTTATCTTTGGTAATTGCACCTATTAAGCCAGCACATAGTAAACCAGTTGAGATAATACTCTGCGCTTGTTCTGGTGATATTTTAAGTCCAAGTGCTGTAGCTATTGTGGTTAAGCCTACCCAAGTAGATGGTTCTTTTAGTCGTTCAAGTAAGTATTTCATGTTAGCTCCAGTGTTAAAGGTTCGTCTTCGTCATCGCCAAGTGGTAATGCACAAGCACAACCACCTATATCATATTTGTCTTCTTCTGCTTTACCTTGTTCAAGGTATTCTTCACGGTACTGTTTCATACTAAGATAGCGTTTTTTACCTTTAGTAGTTTTTTTAAGGAAAGGTAAACCACCAATAGCTATAACTTCCTGTTCTTTATCTTCATGTTCTTTATAGCGTTCAGGCAGTTGTTCAAACAATAGCTTAAACTGCCCAAGTCCTGCCTTTACACAGAAGCCACCACAATTGTTATGCGGAAGTCCTAGTGTATAGAGATAAGGTCTTCTTATATCAAACTGTTCACTAAAATCTTTTGGAACTATTAGACCTTTTTCAACAAGAAGACTTCGATAAGTCTTTGGATACATATTCTCTTGTACTCTAGTTAATCTATGATGTTCACTAAAGTCGATACCAAGATGAACCTCACAAGAAAGAGACTTGTAGGGTAATTGGTGTCTGTAAACTGTAATTCCGTAGTTATCAGGCAGCCACTCTTTATTCATTAAGTCTCTTTTAAGAACTCTTGAACAAATATCCACTAATGAATTAGCAATAAACTTATGTTCTGTAAATAATTCCCAGATAGTCTTTTCCTTACTTATCCGCACAAATCTACAATCCAAAAACTTAACACATTCCTCTATAAATCTATAAAGGTCAGGGTCTTCTGTTAAAGTATCACAAAAGAGTAAAACTACATTCTCCTTCCCAAATTCTTGAACACAATAGTAAGCTTCTGCAAAACTACCCATCCCTCCACTAAAACTAACTACATGGTCTGTCATTTAATACTCCAAAATTAAAGGTTCTTAGTTGAATAGATATACTGCTCAATAGCAGTCCAATCTATATTAGTATAGTGCCGTATACCTAGTGCATAGTTTACCCAAAGTGCCATCTTCTCACAATCTATAGCTTCTTTATGTCTTGCAGAGATTCTTTTAAAAGAAGCTCTACCACCGTCTGCTGAATACTCTTTCCTACAAGAGAAGATTTGTTCTTCATAACCACCATAGGAAGTTTCATGATGGTAGTAACGGTCACGAGTTCCTGTTAGGTTAATTCGTCTTAAGACTTCTTCATGTGCGCGATAAGCACCAATGGTAAAGACTGTAACTCCCATAGTTTCAGCCATAGACTTCCTCTCACCAACATCTGATAAGTTATCAAGTTTTGTTGGTTCATTATAGATTTCCAGAGGAGTGTACTTAAGTTCACCAGCACCTTTAACAGCAAATATAGTTGTGTGACCTTTAGCAGCCATATCTTTAACAAATCTATATACAAGTTCACAAGTATTACCATCACCAGAATCAATCGCAGAACCTTGCAACATACAGAACTTATCTGGGGATGAAGCATGAGGGAATTTTTGTGTTAGGAACTCCTCAAGTTTAGTCCAAACAGGGTCAGAGTAGTCGAGAACATCTCCAAATATCTCAGTCCAATTAACTAACCAACTATTGCCGTTTCTTCCCCAAGCTCTTACAAGTATAGCAAAGCGATTCCATTGAACATCCACACCGCAAGTTAGAGCTAAGCCTTCAAATGGTACAACCATTTCAGAGTAACAAAGTCGTCTTTCTTTAAGTCCTTCAACATCAAGTCCACGGTTCTTAGCAGAGTAAGCTTCGCCTTTACGATTGTTTATAAAGGATTTCATCATACCTTCATGACCATCTTCATAACTTTTCTCAGCTTCTAGTTTTGCTCTAGCTAGGGCAACATGAGATGACGAAGTAAATGGCGACATAAGCTCATTAAAAGCAAAACCATAAATACGAGTTTCAGAAGGATTATTAGGATGCCAACCTTTCCAATGATGATTAACAGCTTCCTTAATATTAGCTACGCGGTCTGCGTCTGTCCAAACTGCTAAACAAGCAGGACATTCGTACCAACTTTTCTCTGGGTTAAAAGCCCCAAAGGTTATATCAATATGATTATCAACCCATCTTTCTGACTTTAAGTTATCAAAGTTAAGTTTATGAAACTCTCCACATTCATGGCATGGTACTAGGTAAACAAGTTGGTTACTTTTCTCATAAGCACGGTCAACTTGGCTAAAGTCTTTGTTAGTAGGAGTGCCTCCGAACACAAGTTTCTTACCATAGTCAAAAGACTTTTGACGTTGTTGTAAGATGTCAAGGGTATCTCCTTGTCCATTAAGGTCGGCTTTTACATCATCTGGTTCTTCCGATACTAAGATTGGGACAGGTGAGGATTTTATATCTCCGACAGTACCACTATTTACGTTGTATAACGCGCAACCATCAAAAGGAATGAATTTATAGGAACAAGAGTTAAGACTTTGCTTGAGATTACGCCGTAAAGCACTTGTATTCTCAATTAATGGTTTGATTTGTGACTTGTGAAAGGTTATACCAGAGTTAGCCCGTGGAAAGGCTAACATAACTTTAGCTTTATCAACTGCAAGACTCTTAGCTATGCAAGCACTTATAGTCGCACTCCACCCAATCTGAGCAGATTTCTTTGAAACTATAACTTCAACAGAAGAATCATCCCAACAGTCCATTACAAACTCCATATAAGGAGTTACAGATACATCATAGTAACCTGTCTTCTCTGTTTGTTCAGAAGACATAAAGATTTCTCTTTCTGCCCAAGCTTTTGTAGAGATGTCTTCAATTGGGGTGAACCTACGAAGAAGATTGGAAAGTACAGACTTCTCTGAGAAAGAAGTTGCACCTATTTTGGAAGTCATTAGCATAGTTTGTTCCTAGTAGTCACTAGAACCTCCAAAAGATGATAAACCAGTTCCTTCGGAAACATCAACCTCAACTTCTTCAAAGAAACTTTCACGGAAGGTTTCTTCTTCTAGTTGTGCTTCCTTACCAAGCTCTTCTCCTAGCTTAACTAATGTCTGCATTAGCTTTGTAATATCCCTCGATGCATCAGGATACCTTTTACTTAATAAGATAAGTCCAGCATTAAGTGTAAAAAATGTCTGTTCAAATACATCAGTAAATACATTAACATCTACAAGAGTCTTTCTTTTCTCTTGTAACTCAAGCAACTGCACTTCTGTCTTAACTTCTGTAAGCCTTGCTTCTCCCATCATCTTAGCTTCCATAGCATTAGAAGCCTTACCAGCAGATTTCCTTTTCATAGCCGCACAATAATGGGAGATACAAACCCTATAAGATGATTTTATATCAGATGGAAGGTCTCCTGTCTTTCTAATCGTAGAGATAGTAGCCGCAGAAGTATTTAAAAGTCCTGCAAGAATGGCAGTATCGGCAGTTTCTTCCAAAATCTCTAAAATACGTTCTTTTTCCACTTTTTACTTCCTTTTTCCAAAAAATTACCTAGTTTTAAAGTTGCATTTTTACACAAAAAAGACTACTATGTCAACTACTTTAAAAGAGGGGTTTGGGCTATGCAGTCTAACGATACTAAAATTGCAATCATACAAGAAAAACTAAAAGAAATAGATGAATTAGATGAGGAACTTACTACTTTAAAGACAGCTTATCAGGTTGATAGGGTAGAAATTCAAAACTTACTTAGATTAATAGCGTCATTGAAGAACTTACTAATGGTATTAGTTACGGCTACTATAGGCGCACTTATCACAACTATAGTTAGCAGGTATAAGTAATGTTACAATATACTTTACAAATAATAACTTTAATAGCCATATTAATTTGTCTTCATAAAATTCAAACTATTCAACTACAATTCCCATGTATGGAATGTATTGAACGTAGAAAATTAAGAAATACGTTTAAAAGACTATGGCACAAGTTCCATTGGTAACTAATAGTTTAACTTGGTTTAAGTTCTTAGAAACTTTCCAGAAAGAAACTGCGTTTATCGAAGAGTTCCCTACAACAGAACTAGCTTTGAAAAAAGCATTATCTTTTCGTGGCTTCACTGCAAATTTTAAGAAGTATATAAATAACCCTAGGTATGATAAGCACTTTCAAACATTACAACACCTAGAACTTAAGATAGTTGGAAAGAAACTATACTTTATCTACCATACAGATACAATAGTTATTCATAGTGGTAAGTTTGCTCATTACAATGCTAGACTACAAAAGCTAGGCTATCCAAGGATTCAAAATGCTTAATGCAATTGATAAGTATGCGTATATAGATGCTGGTATAATCATACCTGTTAGGACTGGAGACCTTACTGCCGTTACAGACTTTACAACAAGTCCTGTTACTAGCCTTCAAGTAGTCCCTAATGTTTCTTGGGATGGGGTTACTAACATAACCAAGTTACAAGTTACTTGGAACGGTAACTCAGTAGTAGGTCGGTCAGACACCTATAGCTTAGTTTGGTCTAACGATAGCGGAATTGTTCATGAAATAAGGGACATTACATCACCTTCTTATGATATTCTTAACCCTGTAGCTGGTAAATATACTATATCTGTTAGAGCTATTCATGGTATTACCAATATAGCCTCCACTCCTGTTACTCTTATCTATGAATACAAGTTAAATGGTTTAAGTACGTTACTACCTCCAGTAAACCCAAGTGTAGTTGGTTCAGCTACTTTAACAGTTACCTCTGATAGAATAAAGCTAGCTTGGGACTATAATACTGGGAATGCAACTGTAGTAGATAAGCTTGTAGGTTATGTGGTAGAGGTATATGATGAAGTTCCTGTTGGGATTATTAATACCTATAATACTATCGCCTTAGCAAATTTAGGTGGAACTATCACCCTCCCTTATAGTGAAATACTTGCAATATTTGGGGCTTACCCTAGGAAGATAACCTTTAAGGTGTTTTCTAGGGATACTTTTGGCTTTAAAAGTTTAACAAGCTTAACGTTTACCGTTGATAACCCTGTCCCAGCAGTGCAAAGCTTCACGCTAACTGCAATTGAGAAAGCTATTCAAGTTGTTATCGGTAGTTCAACTGATACAGACGGCATAGGTTATAATGTTTATACAAGTTTAACTTCTGGTGGTACTAGAACCTTAGTTTACTCTGGGACTGAGCATTTTATTACAATTCCACAGACTGAAAGTGTTCCAGTATTAAAGTATGTTACGATTGACGCTTATGACTTATTGGGAACTACCGGACTACTTACCTCACCAGAACAAACTGTAACAGCTTTAGCTTCTGTAAATCTTACTAGAGATTTTGTAAACAGTGGTGAATCACTTACTATCCCAGCAGGTTATCAACTAATTGTTGCAGAAGAACTCTTTAATAGTGGTGAGATTATTAACAATAACATGGTATTTATAATATGAGTATTTTAAATCAAAGTGAGGAAGTAACAAGCCCAACTAGTCCTTCAGTTGGTAGGTGGAAGAGTTACTTTAAATCAACAGGAATGTTTTTTAAGGATAGCAGTGGGGTCGAGAAGAAAGTAGCCTCGCTAGATGACATTACAGCTAGTACAGGTGAAAGCAATACAGCATCTAATGTTGGGGTAGGAACGGGTTTATTTAAGTCTAAGACTGGAGTAGATTTAGCATTTAAGTCTTTAGTTGCTGGGACTAATGTTACACTAGATGCGGCTGTAGATACTATTACTATTAATGCAAGTGTTAATGCCAATAAAGCCTTTATGTTTGTAGATATTCTTTCAGACATAGCACCTTATGATACTTTAGTTAGTTTAACAGCCTACACCCCAGCGGCTTTAGCTACTGCAACTACTACAGTTACAACAACACCAACACTATTACATGGGTATATTACTGATACTGGTTATCCAAACATAACGGTCATTCCTGCTGGTGTCTTTACTTTCCATTTTGAAACTATCAAGTCTGGTAGTGTACAAGAATATTATACCTACGCTACATTATCTAAAAGAACAGTTGGTGGTGTAGAAACCGTATTAATAACAAGCGATAATTCAGCAATTACAGCACTTAATACTGTTATCCAACATACCTTATCGGGTTTTTCTACTACTAACTTGTTCTTAGACGTAACTGATAGATTAATTATAAAAGTTTACGCAGTTATGGTATCTGGTAGTCAAGCTATCACCATACAGTACGATAATGGTACTAATGCTGGATTCCTGTTCCCAACAGCAGCAGCAGATTCCTCAACCTATGTTCCTTACGTAGGTGCAACTGCTAATGTTGACCTGCTTACACATAAGTTATCTGTAGTTGATGAAGCTTATAATGCTACTACTTGGGAGGGTAATAGGGAAGTACCGACTAAAAATGCTGTCAGGGATAAGATTGAAACCTTAGTTACTCAAGTACAAGGTAATGGTACGGTTAACGGACTCACTCTATCTGGGAATATCACAACTAGCGGGAATCTTACACTAGGTGGAAACTTAACTGGAGTTAATCTAACTTCACAGGTAGAAGGGATACTACCAATAGCTAAAGGTGGTTCAGGCGTGACTACTTCAACTGGTTCTGGTAGTCTTGTACTTTCTACTAGCCCAAACCTGACAACACCAGTATTGGGAATCCCAACGAGCGGTAACTTAACCAATTGTAATGGTAATGCCACTGGTCTTATCGCTGGTAACGCTACTAATTTACAGAGTTATACTAATTTAACCTTAGTAACCCCGAATCTTGGAACTCCTAGTGCAGTAAACTTAACGAATGCAGTTAGTTTACCTGTAGCCTCTCCAACTTACTTAGGTGGGTATGATATATCTGGTTGGGTAGCTTTAGGAGCTTGTACCTATGCGTCTACCGATAGTCCTACCTTTGTTATGAATATGACAGGGGATGCAACTAGCTATCTAAGTTTAGGTAGTCGTATAAAACTAACACAAACTACAGATAAATACTTTGTAGTTACTGCAATAGGTGCTTATTCTGTGGGAGTTACTCCGATTACTTTATATGGCGGTACTGACTATACCCTTCTTAACGCAGCAATAACACTACCGTATTTTAGCACACATAAAACCCCGTTTGGCTTTCCCTTAAATCCTCAAAAGTGGGATATTGTTGTAGAACTAACAGCTAATACCACAACAAACACACCAACAGCAAACACTTGGTATAATATATCCTCTATTGCTATACCTATTGGGGCATTTAATGTCAGTATTAGTGGAGGACATAGAGTCTTAGCAACACTAGCAGCAATTGGTTTAATAGATGTTTATGTAACACTATCCTCGGCTAATAACTCCGAAAGCGATAAGAGAATGACAGATGGGATGTCATCCTTACAGCCTATAGGGTCTGCACAAATTAGGGGTGGCTTTTACAGGGACTTGGATATGTTACTAACTAATAAAGCAACTTGGTATCTAAATCAAAAAACTATACAAACTGGGATGGCTAGTTTAGAAATGTCTAGTGCGACAACAACAACAATACTTAAAGCAAGGTTCTTATACTTATAAAAGATAAATTACTAATAAATACCAATTTCTAACTATAACAAGAATATCTTTTCTTTTTCCAATAAGGAACTACAATGACTGACAATATTAAAGAACTAGCTAACTTACCAGTATTCTTACTTGGAGTAACTGAAACAAACGTAATATTACAAACTGAAAGTGGTAAAGGTGTTAAAACTCTCACAAGTGCAGACTTATCTGGCGGTGGTGGGACAACGGTAGCTACTACAGATAATATAGTTATGGAAGACACTGACGGAACTTTGTTCTTTAAAAGGGTTTCAACCGACACACCTCCAGTTTTAACTAATTGGAAACTATCAGATGGTAGTGCTTATACTATAACTGGAACTCCTGTACCTTATGGAGTTTCCTCTGTGGAAGTTACTGGTACTGTTATTGCTGACACAGGCTTAACACAAGGTTTAACAGATACACAATTAAGAGCTTCACCTGTTATAACTGCCTTACCTGCTAATGCTGCAACAGAAGCGGGTCTGACAAATCTTGCAACTATGTTAGCTGAGATTTCTATAGAACAATCAGTCGTATTAGTGCTTGGGCAAGTCTTAGCTACCTCGGCAGTAGCAACAGTAAGTGCTGCTGTAAGTGCAGCTACTAAACGTATAGTTCTAACTGCTACTGTAGACACTTGGATAACTATTGGTACAAATCCCACCGTAGCTGTTGGACAAGCTCCTGCTATTTTGCTAACAGCGGGTGTCCCTTCTTATCCGTTTAAAGTAAACTCATCTGTTACAAAAGTAGCCGCTATTTCAGCTATAGCAGGTGTGCTATCTATGATAGAGAGTAGCTAAGATGATTCCTGTATATAAACCAAAGATTTCTGGGAGTTCTAGTGCTGGCGGCGGTCAGACTTTTCCACTTCCTCCTCTACTATACCCTGTTAATACTGCAAAAGTTACACCACTAGAACTTTCTGGGAGTATTTATGTAAGTTGTTGTACGATGGAAAGTTTCGTAGAAGTTATACCAGCCGATACGCTTCCTACCCTAACCGGTGTAGAACAATTAGCTGAATATGGTAAGCTTTCCCTGCCTAACCAAGCAAGAAACTGGAGTCTTAATACCTTAAGTAATAGACTTCTAGCTTCTGGTTATGGTGGGTCTGGCACAGTATCTATAGAAACCACAGGTATAGTCTTTAATAATAGCACTTACCCAAACCCTTCTGTTAATGCTGTAGCTTTACTAGCTATTCCTTCTTTAGGTGAATACTGGGTAGGTACTGCTTATAATGGGGTGAACCCTAGATACCTTGTAGTGTTAAACTCTTCTTTAGTTGAAGTAGCTAGATTACTCCCTCAAGTTATACCATTTTACCTTACATATATATCTTCTACCGATACTCTTTGGTGCAGTTATCTCGACCAAACTTTATCAGAATCTTTTGATGGAAGTACCAAAACATCAACTGGAACTATTGCTTATAATGTAACGGCGAGTGATGGAACTAATCTATATGGTGTACTTAATGATACCCTACCAGCTACTATCTATGATAGTATAGGTATAGGTAAGGTAGTTAAGCTAAACTTAGATGGAACATTAGTCCTAAGTCAGGTATTAGGTAACTATGTCGTCTGTGTTGCTGAACCTTATGGTGCTGAATCATATATAGTTGTAGTCTATAGAGTAGGTGCTATTTATAATAGCTCTATGTTAGCTGTAGCCTTCTTAGACAAAGGTTCTTTAGCTACTATTGTTTCCTATGAGATAGGAACTGGGGTCGAAGTTAAGAAAGCCTGTCTAGATAGTAGAGGTTATGTATTTTTACCTTGTTTAGATGGGAGGGTGTTTAGAGCAGGGTTACAAACCCCCCAACCCCCCCTCCTTCTCTCAGTCCCAGCACCCCTCCACTCCTCCGCCTCCTCAACCTACCTTTTCGTCCCTAACTACCTAGAACTTTTCCCCAACCCAACTACCATAA